GGCCCTCGCCCTGGCCGGCTGCTCGGCCGCTGACACCGCCTCCTGGAACATCAGTCAGGACAGTGACAACTTCAAGGTGACCCGCCGCATCACCTTCGTCAACGGCATCACCGACAAGTACCTCCTGACCATCGAGGGCCTGTGCTCCATCAAGGACTCCAAGGAGGACAATTCCAAGGGTCAGCTCGAGGTCACATGCAAGGTCGGCGACAACCAGTTCAAGAAGCACTTCCTGGGCCTGTCCGACAACGTCACCTACGTGGTTGAGCAGACCGAGCCCGTCAAGGCCGACGCCTACCACTACAAGGTCGTCTACCGGCCGGAGACGGTCGTCCCGGACATCGACGTCAAGACCAGCGGAAAGGAGGGCTGACCATGAAACCCGCACCCACCTTCGGTCAGCGCCTCGGACAGGCCGTCGGCCTCACCCTCGCACTCACCGCAGCCTTCGCCGTCATCAGCGCCATCCTGTGGATCATCGCCGCCACCTGGCGCGCAATCATCGGAGGCTGACCCGTGAACAACCACCGCCCCTGGCGTGACGACGCCGCCAAACTCCTTGAAGCGATCAACAGCAACTTCAAAGCCGCGGAAGACCAGCACAAATTCACAATCGGGACCCTCTGCGCGCTAGCCGGTGCCGTCCTCGAAGTCGGAGAACAACTCAGGATCGCCAACCGGCTCACCATCGCCATCGCCGCGAAAGACCCCATCGACATCACCCCCGAAACCGCCGCCACCCTCGGCATCGAGACCCAGGAGCAATCATGACCAACTGGCCCGACAAGCCCCTCATCCGAGTCGTCCGGGGGAGGGAGTACGACGAGCCGGTCCGTGACGTGCTGGCGACCCGCTCCAGGGATGACGAGTACCTCCTGGCGACCGGCCCCCGCGCAGGGAACTCAATTTCCCGCAAAGCCTCGTCCGATGACATCGACGACTGGGAGGAGGTCACGGCCGTCCCCACCTCCGCGCTCCGCGACCTCCTGGAGGCGTGGCGGGGTACCGGCGGAGAGAACCTCAAGTGGCTCCGCAACGTCGAAGACGCCATGGACCCTGTCCTCTCCTGCCTGCCCGACGACGAGCCCGGCACACTCGACCGAGCCGTCACCAGGGTCAAGGATGCGTGGGACGCCCCGATGGTCAACGCCACATCCCTGCCAGCAGACCGTCTCTCGCTCCTCCTGGACGCCCTCGCCACCGTCCAGAGCGCAGCCCGCAAGACCGCCCCACTCACCATGGTCGCCCGCATCTGCGCCGACTGGGTACAGGCCGACAAGGAGGAGGTGGTGGCTGTCGAGCAGATGCGCAGCCGAGCCAGGTCGATGCCCGAGGTCATCGGTAGCGACCCAGCTAGATTCCTCGTCCTCGCAGGCATTGTCGGCGAGACGGCCAGCATGCTCGGTGACGGTCACCCCTCAGTCTCCGGTGAACTCATCAACGCCGGGACCTACGCCCTCGCGTGGGCCGCCCAGACCATCGAAGAGGAGGAGGACAAGTGAACTGGCTTGATTGGCTCCAGGTGTTCTTCCTGTATGTCGCGCTCGGGTTCGCCTATGCGGAGGTCCGCAGGCTCCGGGGGCGTGTCGAGAAGGCAGAGGCCGCTCTCCAGCAGATCGCTACCTCGACGAAGGAGGACACCCATGACTGACCAGCACCCAGCGGCGATCATCCTTGCGATCCGTGACGGGCAGGTCACCATCGGCGGGGAGAAGCTTGCGGACCTTGCTGACGTCCTCAACCCGGATCTCATTCGTCGTGAGGTCGCCGACGGGCAGGATGACGGCATGGTCGCCCCCTTGGATGAGTGGCGTGGGGAGATCCGCGTCCCCGTCGCCGCGGGGTTCCTGGCGTGAGCACCGAGGCGCGTTCCTGTCCGGTGACGGGGGAGCCGCTGCGAGGTGACCGGTTCGTGAGCGTGACGGCCTGCCGTCGGCTCGACGAAGCCGCACAGGGCATCGTGGCACTCATGGAAGCCCTGGACACTGCCAAGGCCGGGCTCCGGCGCGGCCAAGGCGGCGGGG